GGTCGCAGGTGCTAACACAATTACACTCACTAGTTCTACGGGCTTTAGTTCTGCCGGTAACGGTAACGTAGATGGGGATTCATTCAAGTGGACTGGTAAGTCCGGTGCTGACCTTACAGGAGTAAGTGGACTTTCTTTTGACCACGCAGACGGTGTGGCAGTTCAAGAGGGAGAGTTTGCTCATGTGTTAAGAGAGATATGTGCTGACTTAGCAGCATCTTATTATATCGAAGATGAGAGTACCTTCCAAACCACTACCGCAGACGGCTCTATGCGTGGAACAGCATTGAGGGAAAGAGGTGAGTTCAATCTAAAAAGATTAGCGCATCTTGGTAGTGTGGATTAGGTGGGATAATGGCAGATTTTGGATATATAGGAGTTCCTTATACTCATCCCGGATTTCCCGACATTCCTCTAATAGAAATATTCAAAGAAAACGCAGGTAAAAGATTTGATGAAGGTCAACAAGAATTAGACAAGATTGTTCAAAGAATGAGGGTAAAAGACGGTCCTGAAGGAGAGTCTTTACGCAAAAGAAAAAATGCTATCAATGCGAATAAAAAACAAGAAGGTATGATGAGGTTTGACGCTTACTTTGATTCTACTGCTTATGAAATGATGGGTGAAGAAATCCGTAAAGAAGTTAAAAGACATATGAAAGATTTTATGGAAGAAAGTTTGAATAAATCTAGAGACGATACTAAAAAACACATAAAGGGTATGGATAGAAAGTTTAAAGGTAAACTTAACCCAAGTACTTCAGCAAAAGGTGATTTATACTATAAAATAGCAGATTCATTGAAGTGGGAAAAGAAGGTCAATACTAGACAATCAAATCAATTTACAGGATATGTTGCCGGTTCTTACGATGGTGGTTCACCTACTGGGGTGAAAGGTAAAAGGGGTGCTAATTTAATAAAAATATTAGGTATGGGTGGTTTCCAAATGAATACGCAACCTTTGGGTGGTACAAAAAGACATTCTAATTCAGCGATAGATGCATTAAAGGGGCAATAAAATGGCAGTAGCGACAAAGACACAATATTGGAATAGTAGAATGAATGGTACAGACCCTACCGATTTAGACGGTACTTTTAATGACTCTTGGACACAAGCAAGTGGAAGTGGTGCGGCATCAGGAGATAATTGGGTAATTACTAATGGTGTTTACAGTATTGCGCCGACAGGGACGACTAATACATTGGTAGGTGTGTTTGAATACACTACTGCGCCCGATGACGGTACAGTTTTAATGAAAATAGACGACGGTACTAAAAAGGTAGAAGTACAATCTACTGGTAATAATACATCCTTAAAACTAGTAGGTACTACAACAGTAACTATTACAGATTTAGATTTAGCAAATCAAGAAGATAATCCTACTACAATGATTTTGCGTCTAACTTTAGATGGCAGTACCGCTAAATTATACACACATGAAATTATAGATGATGACGATGGCGCTACAATATACAGAACGGTGACAGGTGCGGCTTCATCTTCAACAGGTGTTACATGGGGTAACACAAGTGGCTCTGTAAAATGGGGCGCAGTATACTATTCTAAGTTCGGAGCATTCAGTCCCGAAGAATTATTACTATCAGACTTTGCTCAAGATACATTGGCTAGAATGGGTCTAGCGATAGTAAACCAACTAAAGGATAGTAAAAGACCGTATCTAAAAACACAAGTTGATGATTCTTCTATTGTTTACGGCTATGATATATCATCACAAATGTTAAATAGGTTAGCGACACCGACAATACACGTATTAGTAGAGGAATTAGGTTCTCCTACTTTTGAATCTCTAGCGGGCGCTAAAATAACTCAAGAATACGATGTAAAAGTTTTTGTTACCGTAAAAGGAACTAATTACGAAAACGCATACAGAAAAGGACTAAATATAGTGGGTGAAGTGTTTGATGAGTTATATACACAAACTGGTGTAAAGGCAACTACTGACAGTATAATTTCTTACGAAGCAAAACTAGATTCTAAGATGGATGACGATGAAACAATATGCGTACACTCACTAACTATGACATATATGCGTAGAATTGATATGCGGCATAGATAATATTAATAAGTCAACCCATGTGTGCTAAATACACATAGAGGTTTAACTATGGGTAATGAAGTTTTAAATAGATACGTTTCTCTTGAATTAGAAGATGCCTACGGTGTGGAAAACTCTTCCGCAAATACCATATATTATGGTGAAGTAGATGATGAGTCATTCGCAACAAGAATGGATTTGCTTACAAGGCAAGATATGAGTCATTATGGTTCTGCTAAATCCGTTACAGGCGGAGAATATTCTGAGGGCGGATATAATATGGCCGTACAATTAGATACATTTTTAGGTGCTACACTATTAGCATTTTTCCCTAAATACAGTTTCTCAGACCCTCTCCACATTTGGGAAGAACCTACTGACGGTACACACGCTTACGCAACTGACGCAGATTCTTACGATTCATATACAATACGTGTCGGAAGAGAAGATAAAGAACACACATACGTAGGTATGATGGCTAACAGACTTTCTCTGACAGCAAATGTTGGGGAATATGTTATGTTGTCTTGTGATTGGGTAGGATGCAGAGAAAAAGCAACTGCTACACTTACTAACACCGACGGAACACTTTCTTTTGAGGGAGATGCGTTAGATGCACTCTATTTCTCAAACGGTACTGTTACATTCAACAATTCGGGCAATACAGCAGTAGGTGTTGTTAAATCTGTTTCTTTTGAAATAAACATGAATAGGGATACAGACAATGCTTATGCTCTTGGTAACTCTACGTATGTAAGACAGCCACCTTCACAACGAAGAGAAGTAACTGGTACTATTGAGTTTAACCAAATTATACACTCCGCAAATAACCTAGACGGTGATGCTGCCGCTATACCAACATACGATACATTAGTCGCTGAAGATGGATTGGCTTACAATCCGGGTTCAAGTAACGATGCACTTACACTATTATTCGAAGAAGAATCTAACGGTACGACTAACTTCTTAAAAATGGAGTTCTTTAACATTAGATTCGAAGCGCCTGAAGCATCAGTAAGCGGAAGGGATACACAAACAATGAGTGTTGGTTTCGTAGCATTATATGATGACACAACAGAGTCAATGATGAAAGTTACAGCAGACGGTGGAGACTTCGGTACTTCTGCAATTGTTTGGAATGCGTGAGATTAATGAAAGAATACATAGACTCTTTCGGTAGAGACATCCCTGATGATGAGATGCAAGGTATTTTAGAAATGCCTGTACACAAAATCCCTAGATACATTCGAAGATATCCTATGAAGGCAGTTGCTACTAAAGTTAAAGTTGACGTAAAAGTAATTGATGAAGAAGAGTAAATCTTTATTAATACCTTATAGACTCGTAGATACAGCGAGAGTGAGTGGTAATTATGCCAGTAATGAAGAAAGAGATAGAGTTAGAAGATGGAACAAAGATTTGGGTAAGACAGGCTTCCGGTATGGAAAAACTGAAAATTACCAATATACAAGGTAAAGCGTTTCGTAAAATGAAACACGCGGGCGACCCTACTGGTTGGACTGATGAGCAAAACGAAGAGTTTGCTACAATAGTAGATGAAATGGGTGGCGGAATAGAAACACAGATGGAAACATGGATTCCACCTTGTATCATTGATGAGAATGTTGATTACAATCTATTGACATTTGAGGAACTGAATACTATTCTACAATTTGTAAGGGGCGACGATACAGAAGGCGCAGTCCCTTTTCAGAGTTCCTGATGGTCGCACCGAGCCTTTGTATGGCCTTCAAAGGGACATTACCGTCTGATTTATGGCTCAAGTATTCCGTCGAGGGCGGAAGGCATCTTATGGAACTAGATTTAATCATAGCGGCAGACATCAATGATAAGATAACTGAGGCTACTGGTAAAGCCAAACAAGATGCAAATGCTATGGTTGCTAGACGCAATCAAAGGCGTGAGAAACGCAAACTATTATCAAACAATAATGAACTGCTCGATATATTGAGAGATAGCGGGGTCGAGACTATAAATCGACCCGAAGAGTAGCGGTGAATAAAAATGATGGAAGCAAATCTTATACTAGCGTATTTTGCACCCTTAGTTTTTATCAGTATGGCCGTTACTATGGTCGTTCTACGTGCCGGTGCTTCTAGGATATTCTTCGACATCGTAGGTACGATGCAAGTCGATAAATTAATCAAAGATGCTAAGGCATCTGCTACTATCGTAGAAGCGTTGTATGTTGACGCATTAGTTGGTGTGCAAGAAGGTGTGATGGAACTAGGTGAAGGTTTCAATCAACTGATGGATGATATTATTCCTATTGGTAGAGAGATAGGGGAAGCACAGAGACAGTTTGAAAAGTTCGTAACTGCCGGAGAAGATGTTGAGGCACTAAACGCTCAGATTATTGAGATAGGTCACTCCTTTGGTTTTGCTGCGGATGAGTCATTCCAAGCAGGTGCTAAAATGGCACAGTTGGCAGGTGTGTTAGGTCAAGGCTCTACCGCTACTGGTACAGAAATGGGTATGGCGTTTGGTCTTATAGCAGGTATGTCAACAGACGAAGCCATGCAAAGATTAGTAAACTTAAATCAGCAGACAAAGTTTATGACAAAGAATATCAGAGATAATGCTACTGAGGCTGAAAGAAATAATAAAATAAGGGAAAATACAATTCAAATCCTAGACCAACTTAACACAGTAGAAAATACATCGGTTGCTACCATGCAACAGATAACTTTCGTTATGAATCAATTCGCATCACAGGCACATCTTACAGGTGAAAGTATAGCGGCTATGGCTGCTATGTCTGCTGTGTTAGTTGAGGCCGGTGAAGAACAAGGTAAGGGTGGTAGAGCCTTAAGGACAATATATGCTCGTCTAGGTGCTGATACTAATGGTGCTAGAAAGGCAATAGAAGAATTAGGTATTGCTGTCATAGATGCAGAGACGCGTGCTATGAGGCCATTGTCTGACATATTACAAGATGTATCAACAGAATATGATACTATGACAGGGGCGCAAAAGTCTAACTTGGCGCAAACTGTTGCAGGTAATCTACACTATACTCGTCTTATCAAACTTCTTGAAAACACAGGTCGTATGAGAGAATTAGAAGCCGATGCTTTGGCGGCCACCTTCCCTGCTTACGAGGAAATAGAAAGATTACAAGATACTAATTTATACCAACTAGAGCAAACAGAAGCACGATTAAAAAGCGTCAAGGGTGCTTTAGCCGATGAACTTATGCCGGCTATGCAAAGAAGCGCAGAGGTACAAACAGTTTTCTTTGACGGTGTATTACAGTTAATAGAGGCATATCCTAGACTGACTAGAGTTTTTGCTGGTGCACAGATGATGAGAACAGTAGTAGGACCATTAATACAAACATTCTTGGCAGTACAGAACTTACGTATTGCTACCGAAGCATTAAGACACGTAAGAAGGGCTATGAATGGCGAAGATATGTTTAAGAAAAAAGTAACAGAAACTATGATACAGCAAGAGTCATTCCACAACAGTCTGTTAAAACAAAGAGGAGTTTTGATAGGGCAAATGATAAACTCAGAAGGCACACATACAGAATCCATACAAAGAAAAATACACGCTTACGACCTTATGGCAGCAAAACAAGGCCAAGTATCTTGGAGTACAATGCAAATGGATGCAGCAGCACAGATGGCTAGTCAATCAGCGAATGCTCTATCAATGGGATATGGTATGTTAGGTACTGGTTTGATGATGTTTGGTAAAAGCCAAAAGAGTATGAGAATGGGTATGATTCTCAATACCTTTGCTATGGTAATACAAATGGGTAAATTATTGGCTAGTACAGCAGCAACAATAATGGATACTAAAGCAAAAATAATTAATAATGGTGTAAGTTTGAGAAGTATTAAACTTGCGTATCAAGATGCAGCAGCAAAAACTTTTCAAACGGGCGTGACAAACACATTCACAGCAGCATTGATAGCAAATCAAAGAGCAATACTTATCGCTGCCGGTGCTATCGGTGTTGCTTTACTTGCCGCAGGGTATTTAGCAAGCAAAATGTCTAATATGTCTAATAGTGTCAACGATGTCAACACATCATTTACAGATTTATCTACTGTTCTAGGTATATTAGATGAACAAAAAATGAGTATACAAGATATAAATGCTGAATTAGAGTATCAATTACAAATAGTAGAGGATTTAGGGGATGCAGAAAGTGGTGCAGCGAAAGCAGCAGCAGACGCAGCGCAAAAAAGGGCAGATGATTTAATACAGGCAAAAGATATTGCTCTTGCTAGAGATGAAAACGCAGTTGCAGTAATGGAAGAACAGGTTAGATTACAGGAACAAATGGCTGCGGCTGCGGCAACAGGAGACCAAATGATAATGAGAGGTACTGCTGCGGTAATCAAGCCACAATTGGCAGCCTTAGAAAAGGAAAATGCTGAGGTTATCGCTATGTTAGAAAGACAAGGTATAGATAGTATATCGGAACTAAACACTTTTATACAAGCGACTGCATCTGCAACAAGTAATAGCATAGATTCTTCTACTAGTGATGCGGTTCAAGGAATAAACGAATCTTTGGAAGCAGGTACAGATGCTATGTATGAGTTTGCTAATGCTAGAGAAGAATTGTTCTATGGATTTAGTGCTAGTAACTTGACAGGAGATTTAATCAGACAAGTCAAACAACAAGGAGTAGAAAACCTTATTACTAACACAGAGGTAATCATGACTAATAACTTCAACGGTATGACAATACCTGAAGTAGCAGAGCAAATTATAGAAGAGATAGAGAGTAGAGCAAACTTGAGTGGTATATCACTTTCTATGGCTAGTACATAGGTGATTTGATGGTAAGAACAGTAAAAAAGAAATATCAAGTATGGCTTGCCGGATACTA